CTTGCATACCTACGGGTGGGGAGCTTGCCGGAACATCCGCGCAAGCTCCCCACCCGTAGGTATGCAAGGCGACAGCCTGAGCCTTTGCAGAGAGTGCACCAAGGAACTGCCAGGGGATGAAGAAACCTCAACTTGTGCATTTTCGCAAACTGACCCTTTGGAAGTCGAGGAAGTTATGGAAAGTGTTGAGAAAAATAACGGTGGCGCTCAAGCATCCCCGGTAATCTTTTCCCCCAGCGCCGAGCGGATCGCGGCGAAGTCGTCGAGTCATCGAACTCGAAAAAGGCGCTCCGATACTTCAGCGTTTCGAGACTTGCCGAAACGCGCCGAGTGGACCGGAACGATATGCGGGCATTCCGGTAAAAAAGGCGTCGATTTCTATGATTCGGATCACGGCAGATGCAAAAAGTGCAAAATCCAAAGCGGTAGGGAGTTGAGGGCCAAACAACCGCCGAAATCCTATCCAACAGTACCCACGATGACACAGGAGGGAACCTTGAAGCCGGAAACGATGATTGATGCACCCAAACCGGAGCCCCTGCCAGAAGTGCCGAAAACGGCGCTTACGATTATTGTGCCCGCATCGCTTACACTGAAGCTGCCGCCCCTGTCGGAAATTTTACTCCAGGTGCCATCGGGTAACATCAAGGAGTGGATACTCAGGGGGCTGAGAGAGGCAGAAGCGCAGAGAGGATTGGAGAAATTGAAATGACCAGCTACGGTGCTCCAGAACAACCCGACGAATGGGAATTGAAACGGATTGAAGGGGAATGTCAGGCGCAAGAGTGGAACTCGTGCTTTTTGAGGGTGAAGATTAAAAATATGGAGATGGAGATCGAACGGCTCAAGAACGTGATTGATGCAGTGGAAAGCCAGCGAGACACCTTCGGCCGAAAGTGTAAGGAACTGGAAGACGTGATTACTGAACTACAAAAGAAGTGCGACGCGCAAGCCTTGGTGATCGTTAATGCGAATTCTGTTCAGGTTGTAGAGTTGAACGCTCTCAGGGCCGAGATTACTAAACTGAAGGCGGCAAACACCGAACTCCGCGAGTTAGCCGAAAAATGGCAGAAGAAATACGACGAAGTGGCCGGGGATGTCTGGATCAATCGGTTCAGGGGAATGGAGAATGAAAAATGAAACAGCTAGTCACAACGCCTTATGGCGGGATTAGGCTGTATCCGGACAGCCGGAGCCGGGAGATAGCAATAACTATGTTGGCGAAACGAGGGTACACATATTTTACGAGATTTGCGTACCCGATTTTGTATGTGGCGTTGAGTTATGGGAAGGAGTGCGCAGGTTATGGTCAAGCAGTGGCAGAACAGGGCGAGGGGATTAGATGACACACACTGACTGGGCAATTCTCACTGCCGTATGGTTTATAATGACCGAACTTCATTGAACCACAGAACAGCCACTACCAACCCTGCAAAAACGTCACTAATTTATTTCATTGACAATTTTTGTCACACGACTAAACTTGTTCACATCAACAATCATTCTTTAATCCGGAGTCGAAATAATGCCAGCTCCATTACAACCAGCAGTCACCGCGCAAATTGTGGACAGTCTGGCCGCAGGCCAAAGCCACCGAGAGGTAGGCCGGCTGCTCGGCATAGATCGTAGTACCGTGACTAAGCGCGCCAAATCCATGCGCCCTATGATCGAAGCGCAAGCCCTGGACTATTTTGAGGCCAACACTCAACTTGCTACACTCATCAACTCCCAATGCCTACAGGCAGCCCAAATCCTTTACAATACGATCCCGCCGACCGAACTATCAGCCCATGCACCGATCCTGAACCAAGCCCACAAGATTAGCGATAGGATCCTCCAAAGTGTAGGCATCGCTCCATCGCTCGCGCCTTCTGTGACCGTTCAGCAATTCATTTCCGTCACGGGCAATACAATCATTGCCCCGGACCTGGCCAAACTCTTCAGCCCTGCGTCCCTGGCTCAGATCGCCCCTCCCGACGAGGCTATTGACGCCGAGTGGAGCGAAATGGCTGATGAGGATGGGGGATAGTGTAGGGGACGTTCTAACCCGTAAGACTCAAAACTATATCCAGTATAGCTCTATAGACCCCAGGGCTACGGGTTATTAACCCGTGCCCCATGTGTGGACCACAGTGATGCTGTGATCCTATGCATCGATGCCCCTATGACCTGATAGATGAGAGACCTGACAGGTGCAGAGTGTATGGGCGGGCATGGGTACGGGGGGAGCGGCGGTGGGTGGGGGTCTCAGCGACAGCGATTGCAGCTATCACTAACACGCGGGTTCACACACTCACACACACTTATCCCTTGACATGCAGGTTTACTCCCCCGAAATTCGATGAGAAATACGCTGAAGCCATTCGGATAATGGATCAAGAAGAGGGGTAAACCGGGGGTGAGTAATTAGGGTTTTGCCCTTGTCCTTTCGCACTTAGTAAATACTTCTTAATACGGTGTCCGTTTTGGACGGTGCTGGGTGTCCGTTTTGGACACTGTAATGTAATGCCAGTCAGGAACGGGTATTTCCTCAAACAATGTATCCATAATAATGTATCGTGGACCCTTCGATTTGCCTTCCGGTAGATACGATGCCCACCATATAAACTGCCCGCCGATGAGTGCTTTCCTTGATCGTTTAAGTTGGTTGCGGGAGAATCCCGTGTCGGTGATTAACTGCTGGTCGGTTCGCCAAAAGCTGAAGTCGTCTTCGGGATTGCCCAGCCTGTTGCGGCATTTACAGAGATAGAGGAAGAGTGTCTTGGCGGATTCTGGGAGGGCCTTAAAGTATTTGTCTTCCAGGGTGGCATGGGCCACCATTACAAACTTATCCGGTTTGACTTTCTTTGCGTTCACGTTATCGGCCTCGCTTGCCGTACCCTCGCAGAAGGGGGCGCACGGGTCAGGCGGTGCGAGTTTCCGCTTTTCAAATAAGGTAGCTGGCCTTACCCTAGACCCTGCGCTATTCCTCTCCACAGTACAACTTTCCGGTCCTTCTGTCAATAAAATGGCGGCATAGTCAAAATAATGGCATTTTTTTATTGACAAAGTTTTGACGGTATGAGATGGGGTTAATTGTAGCTCATACTCCCCTCTTCCTTTCTGTGAGGCCCTGTCCGCAGTGGATGGGGCCGAACTCCACGATGTAACAGAGTTGGCGGAGCTTTCTTAATGGATCGAGTCAAACTACAGGCCGAATTGATCGAAGATGAAGGCTGGCGCACCCATCCATACAAGGACACTCTCGGTATCTGGACAGGGGGAATAGGAAGAAACCTCGAGGCCCACGGCGCAAGCTGGCAAGATATAACCGCTTGGCTCAAGGTCGGCATTACAGACCAGGTAATAACCGGCTGGTACAATAATGACGTCAATGCGGCGGTGACCTGCTGCCGGGAAATCTTTCCGTCTTACGATTCCCTGCCCGACAACGTTCAGCGCACCCTCGTAAACATGGCTTTTGATCTCATGTACGAACTGAAGGATTGGCATCACCTCCAGTCTGCAATCGCGGCGAAGGATTGGCAAGCGGCGGCACTTTCAATCATGGGTAGCAAATTCGCCCATCAAGCGCCACTCAGGTGCGGTAGGCTGGCTGCAAGGATGATTAAGGGATGACACACGCCAGCCTAGACAGCGCAGGATGGTATATCGTAGCGTGCATCATGGTCGCTTTGATTGGCGCTGTGTGCCACAAGTGTCTTGGGGGAAGCGATTGCAGTACATGTGGGATGAGTGATCTGAAAAGCGAGATAATATCCCTAAAGCTACAGTTAGAAAATGAATTTACTCAGCATCGGCAAGACGTTAGAGGGCTGTGTATTTTGGTCCGAGCCCTGGCGGAGCGTGCTGGCATGACGGTTAGAGAACAGGCCGAATTAGAAAGAATGGAATTCCCAAAATGAGAGGAAAGATCATGAAGAAAATCATCGGTGTATTCGCAGCGTTTTTGTTTTTGGTGGCCGGTTGTGCTGGCTTTGGTGTCTGGAATACCGCCGCCCAGACTGACATTGCCACTTTCCAGACCTACGCAGCTAAGTTTGTTGCAGGCGTCCAGGCTGATGCACCGGCGATCCTGGCAATAGCGGCGACCATTCCGGCAGCGGCAAAGTACGTTCCGGCTGCGAGCGCAGCTATTACAGCCCTGACAGCGGCGACCAATGCGGCAGCAAGCGTTGGTGCGGCATCGACCAGCCAGAGCGCAGCAGCAGTCGTGACGGCTCAACAGGCGGTTAACGCGGCTATTGGCGCCGTGAAGGACACGATTGCGGCAGTAAGTAAGTAAACCTTACCATCTAATTTGGTAAACTTTAGGAGCAATCATGGGTGAAGAATCTGCACTTGCGATGATCTTGTTGCCTGCAATGCTGTTGACGCTTCTCACTGACGGCCTTCGGTCGCACAACGACGATGGCAGACACGACGAAGTGCTCAAACAGGCAGACAAATATCTTAAACCTGCAACGCCGGACGTAATGTCGGGAGGCATTTGATGGGAACCCTAGTAGACAAAGCGACCGAAATAGAAGCGGCGGCAAAAGAACATTTTGCGGCGATGCGTACATCCCTTAACAATCACTACAGCAAGTCAATGTCTGCAATCGAAGCACTTGAAAAGGCTCTGACCGGCGAAGCGGACAAAATATCGGAAGAGGCATTCGCCAAGATTGTACCCACAGGGATGCCTGCCGGTGAGTGACAACGAATTCAAAGAGTACCTTAGGTCCATTATTATGAGGGATTGGTGATGGACAAATACCGGCCAGACGGATTTCCTCGCAGAAACGACATAACTCTATGCACCCCTGCAGAAAACGCCATCGACGCCGCAGTCGAGGCCGTCGAACTGGTTGGCGCCCATCCGCTTTTAACAGATGCGGTTAACCTGTTGCACGAAGCCCGTGAAAAAGTAGCTGATTTTATCGAAGGAGAAGCGTGATGTCCGAAACCGTACAAGTACCGAAAACCGAGCTACAGAAAATCCATGACCATCTAAAGGCCGTCGCCGATGGCGTTGAGGAAGGTCTTATGACGGCGGCGGAAGTCCCGGCAATGGTGGTTCTGCTGGGAGCCTGTCTTGTCAGCGGGAGGGTGCCCGGATGCGAAGGCTAATCACTCTTTGCGTTCTGGCCCTGTTTCTGTCCGGTTGCACCTCCAACCTCATGCTCACCAAAGCCACCATCAACATGGGCGGCAAGGACATAACCTATGTCGCGGCCCGATCTGGCAATTCGCTCCTGGATCACACTATGGTTATCGATCGATATGGCCCTGATGGTGCGCTTCTGGCTCACGATTCTATGAGCAACAACGGCATCCTTGAGCAGTTGGGCGGGCAGGCGTTACAGACCCTTGTGCCTGCGTACACGGCCTTTGAAGCGGTGGGGAAGTAGGAGAAAAGTCATGAAGGAATGGTTTGCGAAACAGATAACATCAGCGTTCTTGGGTAGCTGGAAGACAACGACGCTCGGGTTTATCATGGCAATTTACATCCTGGTCAAGCCTTCACTTGATGCCGGGCAGATGCCGACCGAGACTCAGTGGGTCGGGGCTATCTTTGCGGCGCTTGTGGGGACACAGCTTAAAGACCACGACAAATCTGGAACAGGAACACCCGGCGATCCGATCAGGGGAACTGAGGCTAAACCCGAAGAGCACAACCTTTCGAGCCTGAGTTAAGCTAAACATGGAGGCAAGCTATGTGGCCGAAGAAACCGAAGAAGGTAACGTTGGGACTTCCTAAACCGTCAGTAAAGAAGCTGAAGCTGAAGAAAATCCAGCCGAAAAAGATAAAGAAACCCAAGATTTAAAGGACATATATGGGATGGTTGAAGAACACAGGCTTATTTTGCGAGGCAAACAATGTGCCGCCGACCTGAGTGCCGCTTTAATCAAGGCGTTCTTCCGCGATTTGACCGCTACGCTCGGCATGACGTTGTGGAAAGGTCCATGGTCGTGGCGGATGCAGGAAGAGGGGAAGGAACCAGGCTTTTCGGGAGCGGTATTCTGGACGGAAAGCGGGACTCAGCTTCACCATTACGCATCAGAGGCAAAAGTGACAGTTGACATATACAGTTGTAAGCGATTCAACGTGGTTGAAGCACAGAGGCTATTCGAATTGTACTTTCGACCGGAAGAAACATTGAACTGCATACCTGTTTTGGGTTCTTCGAGAGGGTAAACAAATGGCGAACAATTTTAACGATAGAACGTGGATTTTGGACACCGCCGGGGCCACCAGTCAGTATAACGGGCCGGTTTACGTTGGAAGGCTATCTTGGCATCCGACAGCATCAGGGCAAAACCTCATCATAGAAGACGGCAAGAAACACGTTCAATGGCAAATAACTTCCATCGCGGCGGGCAACGACGCTTCTGTCGGTATCGAGGACTGGCCCAATCCTGAGCATAAAATCCCTTGGGATGGCTTCTATATCGCAACGATGGACGGTGGCGTTCTTTATGTTACGGTGATTTAATGCCTCAACTTGACACAGCGTCGCAACTGAACGACTTCGCAATGTTTCTGAGCTACACTCCGACATGGCTCTTCTACCAGTTCTGCGCCCTGCCTCCATATTACAATCAGATAGCATTTTTTACCGGCAATCAGCTCGGCAAAACGAGTGTGCTGTGTCACGAGAAAGTCATGCGGGTAATGGGTTCTCACCCGATACCGGAAAAGAATTTCCTGTATTTTGAGTGCGAAAACGGACACACTTACGGGCGGCCTGCGCCGTGGCCGGGACTTCATTTCTTCGGCCTGCAAGATGGTCAATGCTTCAGGCTGTCGGAAAATAAGAGATCGGAAACCAGAAAGGTTCCTTTCCCGTCTGATATGACCTGCTCGTGCGGGGCGAAACTCAATATTCACAATAGAAGGGCAAACATCTACCGGCTGTGCTCGGAGAACCTGCCGATGGAAAAGGAGGGAAGTGGTGCCGAATCAGGAGAAATCAAGAACAGGACTTATCCAGAGCTTAAAAAATGGTTGCCTCCGTTTCTTATCAAAAAAGACATATCGCAACGTAATCCTTCCCTCAAGATCGCAGACCCAAACGGTGGATGTGTCTTTGGGGAAGGTGCTAATGCTATACAATATCCAGGCCATGACATCATTTTCGAATTTGTTTCCTACTCGCAGGTAACACAAGGAACGGCCGGGACTCAGCGTTTATGCGTGTTCTGCGTGGCTAAGGGCCAACGTGTTCTTATGTCTGACGGGGTGTGGAGAAACATTGAAGAACTCATCCCCGGCGATGAACTTATCTGCGAAACAAGGGGCGGGCACGGTACGAGGCAAAGAACAAACAAGATTAAACACATTTTCGGCAGAGGCCCAAAACCAGTATATCGAGTTAAGTGTTCGAAGGGGATAACTCTTGAACTAACATCTGACCACAAAGTTATGGTTCCGTCTACTGGGAAGTCCCAATATATGCCAGTATCAGAGTTAAAGATAGGCGACAAGATAACGTGCAGAATGAGTGATTTTGACAATGATGATACTATAGAATCTTGGAAAATGGTGCTACTGGCGGTGGTGTTGGGCGATGGTTGCATTACGGATAAGCAAAAATCGGCTAAATTTACATGCAAAAACGGCAAACTCATCGAGGAGATAGAACAGCAACTTCCCGATTTTATTTCTTTGCGTAAGCACGTTTTCAAGAATGGTCACTCTCCCGACTACTGGATAAATTCTAACCGCAATATCGGTAAAAACCGGAATGAGTTCAAAGCTTTTCTCAAACAAATCGGGGTGTGGGGACATTGCGCTGGGTCCAAATATATACCCGATGAAGTGTTTAGACAGTCCAATTCTTCGATAGCCCTATTTTTGAGATTTCTTTTTGCAACCGATGGATGGGCATCCAACTCCATCGGTTATTGCTCTACTTCTTATCGGCTAGCGCAGGATGTATTTCTCCTACTAAGAAGGCTTAAAATAAGGTCCACTATCAGGGTGAGAACCTTTGAAAATGGTTGGGCAACTCAGTATCATATCTCTGTAAACAACTCAAAAGATATTATAAGGTTTGCTGAAATCGTAGGAATAGCCGGGAAGTTAGAACAGTTGGACGTGTTGGTAGAGAAGAGTAAGGGAAGGGTTATCGGAAGAAGCGAATCGTGTTCTTTCGAGAACAAAAACAAAACCGATATATTTGCACCTTCGGATAGAAATGTGCGGTGGGTGCAAGTGCGTAGCATCGAACCCGTAGGGGAAAAGGATGTTTACGATATTTCAATGGAAACTGGCGGCTGGGATAAATCATCTAAAACCGGAAAGCAAATTCCAGTTGCTAGATCGCCAAGAAACAACTTTCTGATTCAGGGGGGAGCGGTAATTTCCAACTGCGACGAAGAACCGCCGTACACGTTCTACGAGGAACAAGTGCCCCGGCTCATGGCCGAAAATGGCGACTTCCAACTCGGACTTACGCCGGCCATACGAACCAGCTTCACGTTCGATGAGTTCTTCGAGCAGGCAGAGATTTACGTGAGAACCAAATCGATCTGCGAGTTCTACAAGACTTCCGGCGAAGAGGACAAATCCAAACCGTTTGAGAAGTTCCCGACAAGACATAGCTATAAAGCCGTTTTTCAGGCATCGACTTACGACAATCCAACTCTTAGCCGGGAAGTAATCGACAAGACGGTCGGCAACTATACAGACCCCGACACGGTAGCCACAAGGCTTTACGGGATTCACAGGCAGGCGACAGGCAGGATTCTCAAAGATTTCGACTGGAAGATTCATGTTATCGATGCTGATAAATACTTCTCTAACAGCCGCATTCCTCTTTCTTGGACTCATTTTAGAGGTATTGATTACCATCCTCGTACTCCTTGGGCTTGTGGCGCTTGCAGCCTATCTCCTACTGATGAGATGTATATCTGGTACGCCAAAGGAATCACGCCTGACAAGTTCACCACGTTTCAGATAATGGAGCAGTTCTCCTACGGATGCATGGACTATCAGTTCAAACTGAACCTTGTGGACCCTCTGGCCGAAGCGACGAAAGTTGACCTTGTGACTATGCTCGACGAGATCAACCGAGTTACGAGGGAACTGAAGAGAGACGACATCGGCACGGGCGGCTACTGGCAGGCGTGGAACACGAAAGGTGAGTTCGGCCGCGATCAAATCAGGGTGAGACTTAAAAACGCTCGTAAAGTGGGACGGCCCTTCAACAACAAAGTTATTGAGAATGGGCGCGAAGTCAATCTGCCTACTATATGGATATTCAGGGACGGCGCTCATGAAGCGGCTGAATCAATGGCGAAGTGGAGCTGGGAACAGTGGGTAGATCAACAGGCCATGACGACCAAAGACGACAAGAACACGCCACAGCAGAAGTACAGTCATCTCAATATGGTTTGGGAGTGCATTCACAAGCATACAGCGTTTAGGTTTAGCAAGCATTCTGAGTATCGGGAAAGAGACATGGGTGGACAGTATTTTAAATCAGCGAGGGCATAATAATGGATACTGAGCGTATAGATATATCTGACCTGCTGAAAGGTTTTAACGTGCATCCCAAACTCGGTGACTGCGCCACAAGCCCCGATGGTGGAGAATATGTCGAACTCGCCGGGGGAGATGTGTTTGACGGTGATGCGTCTAAATCTTGGTCGTCCGTTAAAGATGAGGCCGTCGATAGATTCAGACTGAAATTCTCGGAGTACTTAGGTAAACCTCCAGCAGTTATATACTGGAGAATTAAACCGGAATTGACCCATTGGCCTGCATATTCTGGCCCCGATCTTAACGTTAGACAACGGGGAGGCGATTGTAGGCCTGGGACTACCGGATGGATAGAAACGCCCGAGAAATGGTGTGTTTATACTCGATTGCGCATAGGGAGGGGATAATGGATTATAGGAAGGTGGCAGTTCAAAAACTGGTTGGGAAAACAATCAAAGATGTTCAGATTGAAGATTTCTCACTATTTACAATATGGTTTACGGACGGGACTAAATTTGAAATATCTTCGAATGATCACCTGATGGATGGATCGGGCATCCTGGAATACGATATCAGGGATTTGATCTGATCTTCACGAGAAAGAACTTATGAAGAAAACAATTCCAGCCGTACCCCCTGCCGTAAACGACGCTCTTGCGCTGCAAAAGGCGCGTGAAATCCTTGCAGATAAGAACAGAGTTAAAGCGGCGGCACGGTTCGAGGCTTCGAGAATGACCGCGAAGAAACCAGCTAAGGCGAGGAAGAAGCGATGAGTTTCCTTAGAATCTATGACTTCCTGTGTCCGAAATGCGGACTTTGCGAGGAAGCATTCGTTGATAACGATTCTCAGAAGAAGCCTACTTGCCCCCGGTGCAAACAGGCAGAGATGGATAGACTTATTCCTGCGCCTGTTTGGCGATGGGCCAACGGCAACAGAGGGTTTTGATGCTGGAAGAATATGATGAATATCCGACGTGGGGGTTCCAAGGCAAACTGTGCGAATGCGGTTGCGGGAAACCGACTAGCATTATAGCTAAATCGGATGCATCGCGCGGATATGTAAAGGGACAACCAATGCGGTTTGTCGCGGGACATAGATTTAAGAATCTTCATCGGTTGGGTTCTGAGTGTCCCGCATGGAAGGGCGGTCGAACTGAAACGGGCAACTATCCTGCTGTTTACATACCGGATCACCCTAAGGCGAATAGTTATGGCTATGTAAACGAGCATATTGTCATCGCAGAGAAAGCCTTGGGCAAGCCATTGCCTACAGGGGCAGTAGTCCACCACCATGCTTCCGATCAATTAGTAATATGTCAAGACAAGGCATATCACAACATGATCCATCGGCGTATGCGAGCTTATGAGGCTTGCGGCAATGCCGATTGGGTTAAGTGTTCTTATTGTGCTACATACGACGACCCATCAAATATGTGGATTTCAAAGAAAAGCGGGTACGGATTCCACCGAGAGTGCCAAAACAAGAGCCGTAAAGCTCGGAAAGCAAACAGATGAGTCGAAAGTTTTCAGAAGATGTCGAAAAACAGTTATGCCTTAAAGTTGAGGCCGAGTATGTCTTATCAAAAGCCAACCGCCAACAGGATATGGATGACTTTGAAACATACGTAGACCTTCTCGACCAGAAGCGTACCGAGAAAGACTATGACTGGATGAGCGACATCAAAATCCCTGAGTACGTAAGCCAGGAACTCACCCAAGCGGCCCTTGACGCTTCTATGACCTTCGGGACTCGCGATTTCGCAGAAGTCTACCTTGAAGATGCCAGCGATGAAGCCAAGAAGTGCGCCGATGCAGCGAAGACGCTTATCAATAAAACGCTCAATCGCAGGGACTTGTTTTACTATCAGAAACGGATAAGGGCCGGTTCTCTTGCCCGACTGTCCGGATTAGTCCACGGCGAATGCCGATGGAGTAAGGAACAACGAGACGTTATCGTCGGTTATGAGTTTGTCGAGGGAGACACCGACATTCACGGGGCTAAGATCACAGATCGGG